TCAGGGCCTTTTGTGTTTCACCCAAAGCGAGGTAGACCAATGCGCGGTGCTGATACGCCCTCGCGGAGGGATCGGATTCTACTACCTTCGAGAAGTGTGCGACAGCATCACTTAACAGCACAACGTCGCTCTTCTTGATCCACCCTCGATGAACCCACAACCATTTTCCCTCTTCTTTATAGACAGACAGAATATCCGATAGTTGCAGCTTCGCTATCAGCTTCGCTTCCTCTTTGACCTCGGCACCGTCGACAATGACAACAACCTGCTTGCCCGCCCATGAGTTTTCTGCAGCCTGCGCGAGGAAACTCGCCGTTACAAATAAAAGCGTTGCGATCATGTCCATCATTTGGCCCCTCGTGCAGCGTAGGATCATTCCCTGAGATTTCGGAATTCGAAGACAATTGTGTGTTGATGGGCACTTGGAGTCAAACAGGAGCGGCCGCAGGGCGAACTGTCGCGGATGCGGTTTAAGACAGTACCCCACTCCTGACCGCTTCCAGAACATTCGGTGTTCTATCCCACCGAAGGAAGAAGGGATCAACTGACGGCGACTGATCCCGTCGAGGCCATGCGAGCGATGGCGGTTTTACAGGGCGCAAAGGGCGTGCCAAACAGCCCGGAAAGCGCCGGTGCGGAACGGGTTCTCTGAATATAAAAGATACTTTCGCTACCCGCGTCGTGCTGATTGCCGTTCGCCGGGCCGGTCCTAAGATCGGCTCGCATGGCATACGTCGATTCCAACAGCACGCGAGACGAAGTTCGGGCGGCGTTACTCGATAACGCGGCCTGGAAAGTCTTGCAGTCCGTCGACATGGCTCAAAAGTATGCCGTGGCGGCGACCGTCTGGCTGGATGGATTCGCCTACGACAAGGGCCTGCAAGGCCCCGCGGCGATGGAGTTCGCCAGGTTGAATGAGGGATTGCAGGAGCGATTGAAAGATTGCCAGGCATGGCTGGCCTCGGTCAATCCGCCGGCATCCAGGAACCTGCCGCGAACGGTGACCAGGGTCGGAACGGCGAACTTCCGGGATTCTTGAAGGTGCGGTTGATGGCGAGCAAGTCGCGAGTTGGAAGTTTGTCGCAACGGGCTGTGGAGGAACGCAGCCTGTATGGCGCCGCTTCTGGCGATCGGCGGTTTCGGAAGAACAGGCACACGTCTGCCACGGGTTCCAGCGGTGATTCGCACCTGGGCGGCAATGCCTTTCTGCGAGTGATGGAGTATGCCCGGGCGATCGATCGCGACGATCCGATCCTGGGCTCGATGCTCGACAAGGCCGAGTTGAACACGATCCAGAACGGCTTTCCTCTGGACTTTGACACCGGCGACGTGACGCTGGACGAAGAGTTGTTCGGTGGCTGGAACGAGTGGGCGACAACTCCCGAACTGTGTGACCTGGCCGGTGAACAGACGTTTGCCGACATGGAGGCCACTGTCTTTCGCGGGGCGCTGTGCGATGGCGACTACTGGGGCATTCTGCTGGATAGCGGCCACATCGAATTGATGGAGGGGCATCGACTGTTGACGCCCGCCGGCAAGCAGCAGGCGGATCCTATCACCGGTCGTCGCGTGGTGAACGGCGTCGAGATCGATTCCTTTCGGAAGCAGCATGGCATCTGGCTGACGAAGGACGACATGGGAACGGGCTGGCAGTCGGCCGAGGCCAGCAAGATGGTGCGGCGCGATGTTCGCGACGACGACGGCGTTCGGGTCTGTCTGCAGTTCTTTGCAGGTCCGAAGCGTGCCACGTTGACGCGAGGGATCTCGGTCTATCAGAAGTTATTCGACCTGTCGGGGATGCACGACGACGCGCAGTTTGCAGCGTTGCTGAAATCTCAGGTCCTGAATTCGCTGATCCTTGTGGAAGAGCAGTTGCAGAACGACGGTGGGGCTCCGCCAACGCCGCTGGGGCCGATCAATGAAGTGACAGAGGTGTCGTCGCCGAATGTTCCCGGTGTTACGACAGAGGTTGTCGAGGGGGTTGGCCCGGCGACAGTCCTGCGTCCAGTGGCGGGTCGCAAGTTGACGCCGTTTGTGAACACGGCGCCCGGTCCCGACTATGACCGTCACATCCGCATGATCCTGACGTTTATGGGGGTCAACCTGGGGATTCCGCTGATCGTGGCGCTGATGGACGGCAGCGAGACCAATTTCAGCGGCTGGCGCGGAGCGTTCGACCAGGCGAAGCTGGGGTTTATCCGTAATCAGAACCGGCTGCTGCGTCGCTGGCACAACCCGGTCCTGGCATGGCACCTGGCTGCCCGGCGACGGAAGAACTCGCGACTCGACGCCATCATGGCTCGCATCGTCGAGAAGGCCCGGGCGAGCGGGCGGCAGTGGTACAAGTGGCACCTGCCGACATGGCCTTACATCAACCCGCGGGAAGACGCGGAAGCGGCGATGATCAGCGTGGCCAATTACCAGGAAGCCCCGTCGACAAACATGGCCACTCGTGGCCTGGACTACGACCGGGAAATGCGACGCGGGATCGAAGATCGCGGCCGGGCAATCGAATGGGCGATCGCGGAGGCTGTCCGGATCAACAAGGCGCATAAGCCCGAGCAGCCCGTGCAGTGGTCCGATCTCTACACGCCGCTGGCACCGAAGCATGTGCAGTTGTCGATCAGCGAAAAGCGGGGTGAAGACCCGGCTGGTCAAGGAAAACAACAAGGGGCGACTCCATGACGAAACTCATCACGCCGGAACAGGCGAAGCCCGAGTTGACGACGGCGGATCTGACCGCCCTGGGAATCAACCTGGACAACTACCTGGGCTTGTGGGCGATCGAGGAATCGGCGTTTCAGCAGCAGTACGACATGTTCCGCAGCATGAACCTGTCGGCGCACATCGCCAGCGCGACGCCTTCGTCGCTCGCCCGGCAGCAGGCGGCATCGCAAAGCCAAGCCGACGGCAGCGGCATCGTGCAGATCGACATTCGGGGCACGATGACCAAGCAGGGCAGCAGCCTGTCCGGGGCGGGGTCGACCGTGCGAATCCGGCAGGCCGTGCGGGAAGCCCAGATGTCCGCCGACGTGTCGGCCGTGCTGTTCGTCGTCGATACGCCCGGGGGGACGGTGGCCGGGACATCGGACCTGGGCGACGAGATCGCGAAGCTGACGGCCGTCAAACCGACGATGACGTTTGTCGAGGATCTGATGGCGAGCGCTGGCCTGTGGGTCGGCGTGCAGACCCGGAAGGTCTTCGCAAATGCATCCAACGCAATCGTCGGTTCGATGGGGGTCTTCATCGGCCTGTACGACCTGTCGGGCTTTGCGGCCAAAGAGGGGATTCGGCCGGTCGTCATCAAGACGGGCGAGTTGAAGGGGGCGGGATTCCCCGGCGCCGAAGTCACAGACGCTCAGAAGGCCATGTGGCAGGGTTTGGCGGACGAATCGTTTGCCGGGTTCACCGCGGCGATCAAGCGGGGCCGGCCGTCGATCACTGCTGACCAGTTGAAGGAACTTTCTCGCGCCGGGGTGTATCCGGCGCAACAGGCGATCGGCCTGGGGCTGATCGATGGGATTCGCAGCTATGACGACGCGTTGTCGGAGTTGCGATCAATGATTCCGTCTTCCAAAAGGAAAGGTACGGCGAAGATGAGTGATGAACAGCCCAAGGCGGCAACCCTGTCTCAGTTGAAACTGGCTTGCGATGGGGCTCCGGCAGACTTCCTGCTGTCGCAGCTGGAGACCGAAGCCACGGTGGAAGCTGCTCAGCGGCAATGGTCGCGTCAGCAGAACGCGAAGATCCTGGAACTGGAAGGAAAGGTGAAGGCCGGCGATGACGCCCTGGCCAAGCTGAAGGCCGACACCGACAAGCAGCTTGCCGATCTGAACGTGAAGCTGGCCGATGCGGAAGCCCGGGCGAAGGCCAGGGGCGCGGTGAATCCGGTCGGCGATGGCGCGGGAGCTGGCGCTGGCGGTGGCAGCGGAGCGGGAACGGCGACCGAGCGATGGAACGATGCCCGGTCTGTCCTGGTGAAGTCCGGCATGACGTCGCAGGAAGCCACGATGAAGCTGGCGGCGGATCAGCCGGAGCTGCACAAGGCGTATCTGGAAGAAGTGAACGCCAACCGCAAGTAATTCTTGCGGCGACGATCGGAGCGCCCCGGGGAGGGAAGCGACGGATTCGGGAAGGCAGGCCACAGGGGACTGCCAAAGACGACAATTCAGGGAGATAGCTCATCATGAGCGGATATGTTTTGGACCGAGCCAGGTCGTTTCCGTCGACGGCGGCGCTGGAAAGATACCGGCGGGTGAAAATGTCGGCGGGCGTGCTGGCGTATGCCGGTGCAAGCGATGTGGAGTTGGGCACGATTCAGGAGAAGACGCTTGCCACCACGGAATCGGTGAATGTGGCCGTCGTTCTGCGAAATGCGCAGGGAACGACCCCGATGGTCGCAGCCGGAGCGATTTCGCAGTTCGGCGACGTGTATGCCGCTGCCAACGGCAAGGTCGCCGCGACGGGAACGATCCTGGTCGGCAAGGCGATGGAAGCGGCGACTGCCGATGGCGACACCATCGAAGTGATGCCGGCCCACAATTCCGATGTGTCGGCGGCGATCACCGGCACGACGGCCGCGGCTTTCGAAGTCGACAGTGACGCGGCAACGCCGAAGATTGCCCTGACCGGGCAAAGCGGCGGGACCGGTGACTACACGACCACGCTGAAGCCCGAAGCGGCACTGTCCGGCGACAATTCGATCATCGTGCCGGAGGCGGACGGTGACACGCTGCTGGCTGCTGCGCTGGCACAGACGATGACCAACAAGACGATCGGTGACGGCACCAAGGACACTCGAGCCGCCGTCACCCTGACCGCCAACAACAACAACGGCGCCGGATCGACGATCACCGCCGGTGTGCAGCAGGTGAATGTCACTGGCGTCACGAACGATGCCAACGACTGGATCGTGTTGCCGGCGATCGGTTCGGTCGGGTTCGGGCATACGATCGTCATCTGCTGCAACGCGGGGGCGAATTTCGAACTGCGAACTCCGGCAACCACCAACACGAAGATCAACGACGTGGATTCGGACGGCTCGCAGGAATACCTGTGCACGGACACCGACATGGTGATTGTCCGCAAGCACACTGCGACCGGCTGGGTGGCGCAGTCCCTGACCAAGCTGGGCGCTGTGCGTACGGCTGTGATTCCTGACTGATGAATGGCCCTCGGGCCTGAGTTTGTACTGACGGTTGAGTCTGAGCTTTTGCTGTGTACCCAACGCGGGTTGCCGGGACGTGGAACGCAAGGATTGCTTCCACCCCGGCGAATCCGCGACGGGCTTCCCTGAGAATTGTCCTGCGTTGGGTTCCTTCCGGAAAAGGAACCACAGTTATGGTGACCCCGAGCCCATCGGCGCAACTGGAGTCGTTGCGTCCTGACATCAAAGATGCCCTGATGGAATTCAACCTTCAGATGAACCTCGATCGCATGATCGGGCTGCAGGTGATGCCCGTCCTGGAAGTTCAGGAACAGGGCGGAACGTTTCCCGTCGTGAAGCGTGAAGCTCTGCTGAAAGTCGTCGACACGGCGCGTGCGTCTGGCGGCGGTTACAAGTTCGCCGAGTACGACTTCGAAGACGACAACTTCGCCACGAAGGAAAACGGCATTGTCGTCCCGATCGATCGTCGCAATGCGGCGATCTACAGCAACTTCGAGATGGAAGTGCACGCTGGCGTCTTCGCACGCAGTATCGTGATGACGAATCACGAACTGCGGGTCGCCGCCAAGCTGTTCGACACGGTCACATTCACGCCGACTGCGGCCGGACACGCCTGGAATAGCGATTCCGGAGAACCGATCGCCGACGTCGAGGGTGGCATGCAGCGACTGTACGACAAGGGCGTGGTGGGCAATGCCGTGGTCGTCGGCTGGAAGACGTTTCGCAACCTGCGGAACAACCCGTCGATCATCGAGCGGATCACCGCCGACGGCGCGGGGCAGCCTGCGAAGCCGGAAGACGTGACGACGAAAATGCTGGCGCAGGTCTTCGGCGTGGAAAAGTTCCTGGTCGGCGGCGCCCAGTACAACTCGGCGAAGGAAGGCCAGCCTGCGGTTCTGGCGCCGGTCTGGTCGAATTCGTACGCCGCGGTCTGCCGATTGTTCAGCTCGGGTGGCCCGATCACCCAAGGTGGCTTCGGCCGAACGATGCACTGGGGCGGCGATGGATCGTCGATCGATGGCACGATCGAGACCTGGTACGACAAGGACATTCGCGGGGACAAGCTGCGTTACCGCCTGGAAACGCAGGAAAAGGTGATCTTCGATGACACCGTTGAGCTGATCAGCGGCGTCACGACCTGAGTCTCCGGCTCAGTCACAGGCTGAGTCACCGGTTCGGCCTGGCGATTCGGTGTCGGGCGCGCGGCCGTCGCGAGCCCGATACCGGTACATCGCCCGCCTCTTGTGCGAGACACACCGATGAGTGTCCTTTCCGACGACATTGCCAGGATCGGCTTCCCGTCCAGTCAGCAGTATCTGGGAACGGCCGTGCTCAGGCTGACGCTCAGCGGTGATCCCGCGGATGTTGTCGGTGTCTGGAAGGAGTTCAGCGAAGACCAGTTCAGCAGTCAGCGGCCGACGCGGGAACTGGATGAAGGCGAAGAAGTCGTGCGACATGGACTGCTGCTGGTCCCCGCCGCAACCACAGTCGCCAGCAGCGATCAATGGCGAATCCTGACCGAAGTCTGGCAGGTCCAGCGAATCGGAGCCGTCCAAAGCGGCTACCGCGAACTGTACCTGCAACGCAACGACAAGGAACGAACCAGCCGACCCAACAAAAAGATGTCCCGCTAGGCCCCTGCGGGGCGGGCGATGCCGCTGGAGACACGGGTTTCTGCGTGGTGGGCGGGTTGCGGGGTGAAGGGGTGATGGGGCGACGGGAAGGCAGTGTGACGGGTGAGCGCGGTGTTTCCTGAGAAACATCGGGATGACGGGAACTGATTGCGGGAACGGATTGCGACATGCCGGTGCCTCGAAATACCAACGGATTGCTCAGCCATCTGCGGACGTCGATCACGTCGTGTGCGACGTTCCGGCGGCTGGTCGGAGCGGACTCGGCCGAAGAGGCCAGCGATTCGGTCTATGACCGGGATGCGCGAGACACCTTTGCCGACGACGTCGATCTGGAGGATCCGGATCGACAGCCGCTGGACCCGTATCCCCGCTGCATCCTGGAAGACCGGTTTCCGCAGACGACACGCGTCGGCGGCAGCCTGTCGACGCTGGCGCACGGACGCCTGGACCTGTTCATTGAATTCAAACAGTTCTCGGCAGAAGAGTTGTCGACCTGGTACAGCGAATCGATCGCGGAAGCGACCGACGACGACCAGTTCCAGCATGCCAAGAACCTGGCGATCGCCATCCGCGATCAATTGCTGGCCCTGTCGCAGACGGCGGGCTGCCTGGTCTTTAACGCCATCACGGAAGACGTGCTGGGGCTGATCGATTCGAAGGAAATGAACGGACTGAAGATCTGGGTCATCGGGTTCAGCCTGACCTGGGAAGGCCTCCCCTAGGCCCCTGCGGGGCGGGCGATGCCGCTGGCGGCATGGGTTTCTGCGTGGGGGGCGGGTTGCGGGGTGGAAGGGTGAAGGGGCGACGGGAAGGCGGGGCGAAAAGAACAGACAGGGCCAAAAGAACAGGTGGGGCAGGTCAGTGGATAACTCGGTTCTCGATCGACGGCGACAGCAGAAGGCCTGGCAGGAAAACCTGCGGCAGGGGCTGAAGCAGCGCGTGATGCTCAAGGGGCAGTTGACCCCGCCGGTCGTGTCGGTCGACGGCGACGAAACGGTGATTACTCCGACGGAACTGGAAGTCTGGATTTGCGAGATCGACGACGACTATTCGCCCTCGGGTGGCTCGAAGTTCCGGCGGCAGCGAGTGACGGACGAAGTGGTGACCGTGGCGGTCTATGACCCCACGCTGCCCGAGACCAGCGAAGTCGAAAACAAGGTGGATGGGCTGTACGGACACATCGAACTGATCGACGGCATCGTGGAACTGACCTGGGTCGGCTGCGGATAGGCCCCTGCGGGGCGGGCGATGCCGCTGGAGACTTGGGTTTCTGCGTGGTGAGCGGGTTGCGGGATTGAACGGGCAGGCGGAAATAGCTGAGAGAAGAACCTGGGCGCGGCCAAGAGAGGATTGGTGAGATGGCGGGGTACGTGGGAGTTGTCGTTCAGCAGCGGATCTTCACGGTGCGAGGTCACAACCGCATCATGAACGATCTGCATCGCGGCACGATGGAAACGATCCGCGACGACTTTCTGCCGTTCCACTTCATGACGGTGGCGTACCAACGCTACCCGGGGATCTTTCAGCCGCGGACGAAGCGGTACCAGATCATGAAGGCGAAGGTCGTCAGGCATCAGCGGCCGAACGAATTTACCGGGGCCCTGCGGCGGTCCGTGCTGATGGAGTCGAAGATCACCGCCACGGCGAACCGGGGAGCATTCCAGGCGAAGGCCCCGCTGGAAACAAAGATCCTGTCGGGGCCGCGGGCGGGCCAGATCATTCGGCGACCGCTGACCGAGCAGCGACGTCGCGAACTGGAATTTGTCTCGGAACAGGAAATCCGCCTGTTGTCCGATCGTCAGGCGGCGCAATACGTAGCCGCCGCCTACGACCCGGCGAACCAGGACATCGTGCTGAAGCAGTTCAGGTAACTCACGGAAGGAACATCGACCATGTCGACCGACGTTGTCTATGACGTAGCGCTGGATCAGAACACGATCCGCCAGGTGACTCAATCGCAATTCTCGGAACAGATCGAAGTGCTGGCCGGTCGCATGTCCGGCAGCCCCACGATTGCCGATCAGTTTATCGGGTCCGGGAACCCGGTCGGCGAATTCACGACGACCGACCTGCAGACGTTTCTGACGGCCATGGGCGTCGGCGGATCACTGATTAATGACGGGTCGACCGTCAAGATTCCGTATCACAAGCGGGTTAGCGGGGCGTCATTCCAGGGGGGCAATTCGAACCTGCTGGTTCGCGGGGTCATCGGCCACAAGGCGTTCGCCTGTCCGCAAAGCGTCACAGCGCCTCGGATGGGAGTCTGCACGGCTCAGGGGCAGGTCCACTTCCTGTCGGCGACCGGCATGGTGATTCCGTATGCGGTGCAGATCAACCAGAATCTGGCCTCGCAAGACTTCGTCGGCATGTACGGGCTGGGCCCGGTGATCGTGAACGGCGTGCAGGTGCCGCGGCAGATTGGCTTCAGCGTGAACTTCGGGATCGGCCTGTCCGAGAAGTCGCACTATGACGGCGCTCCTTATCCGTCGGACATCTTTGTCGAAGAGTTCAATCCGTCGTTCGAGTTCAGTCAGGAAGACTTCGATTATCTGCAGGGGATCGCCGGGGGCGTGGCGATCACGTCGCTGACGGGCATTCTGCGGCGGCGAGCCAGCGGCAGCACGTATGCGCCGGAAAATTCGAACGTGCACATCACGTTCAGTTTCGCCGATGCCTTCCTGCGGTCTCAACAGGTCGGCGCCGGTGACACAAAGCACGGTCAGCAGGGGGTTCAGGTCCTGGGTCGCACACTGGTGATCGGCAACCAGGTCGCCATCGACTAAGGCCCCTGCGGGGCGGGCGATGCCGCTGGAGACACGGGTATCTGCGTGGATGGCTGGTTGCGGCGGGTGAACTGCGGGCGGGCGACTGGCCGGAAAGATGGTGGGTTCGTTGGTGTGATGTGTGAGTGTTCCCAGGGGGTTTCGATGCATTATCAGATCTTGTTCCCGGGGGTGTCTCGGGATGGCGCCGGGGCGTTGCGGGATGTGGGGCTGTCGGATTTCACGGACGGGATGCGTGAATCGATCGTGAAGCCGACGGACGGCCCGGCGGGGTTGCTGATCAGTTGGCCACGTCAGAAGGACGACGCGATCGGGTACTTTCCCGATCGGCAGCGCTGGGCGCCATTGCTGAACGACGCGGGCCCGCAGATCGGCTTCTGGACCGACTCGCCGTGCACGCCGGGCGATCTGGCGCGGCCCAGCCTGTTCACCGGCTACGAAACGCCGCTGGCGGACGGGCATCGCTGGCTGGTTCCGACAGCAGTCGACTTGCCGGCGACCTTGCGTCTGGTGGATCGCAAATGGACGAAGGTCCGGAAGCCGCAGTTCGATGCCTTCTGGGCAGCCTCGGAAGCATGGTTCCGGCGGTTCATGCAGCAGGATCTGGATCTGGGGCAGATGGCAGCCGCCGAAGCGATCGATGCGGACGTCTTGCTGGGGGAATGGGTCGAGTTCGGCGTGCAGGCGCTGCGGCAGAACTATCGCGTGACATCGGTCATCGCGTCGGAACTGGGGTTGTTCGACACCGTATCGCTGATGCGGTTGACCTGGTCGGTGGTGGAGGGAATGACCATTCGTGAAGTGACGGCGCAACTGGCTGCAGAGGCGGATCGGGAGAGCGCCTTCGAAAAAAAAGAGGCGGCTCCGGCGTCAGCGTCTGGAGCCTGAATCATCCGCGGCTGATGCGGACGCGGGCCTGGCGGATGGGCCTGCTGAAGAATCATGCCCCAAGCTGGTTTGATTTGTTCGTTCTGGGATTGGTTTAGGGAGGGATTGCGATGCAACTGACCGTGGATATGTCTGTGAATCTGAATGGCGAGATCGTGTCGGGGCGGATCACCGGCAGCGGCGACTGCAGTTACAGCGCCGATGTCACCGTGCCGGGGGACTCGATCAATCTGGAAGTGCTGCTGCCGTTCTCTCAGAGCGATCTGACCAGCGGCCGACTGATTCTGATCAGCACTCAGACCGCGTTGACCGTCAAAACGAACTCGGCCGAATCTCCGGACGACGTATTCGAAGTGGCGGCGGGCGGATTCTTCGACGTGCGGCAGTTGAGCGACGACATTGCCCGGTTGTTCGTCATCAACAACAGCGAATCGACGGACAGCATCCTGAAAATCCGCGCCGTCAAAGACGCTACTCCCGACTAAGCCTGGGCCCCTGCGGGGCGGGCGATGCCGCTGGCGGCATGGGTTTCTGCGTGGCGGGCGGGTTGCGGGGTGTGGGGTCTGTGGCGGGATGGGAAGTCGTTTCTGAACGGGATGGGGCATGTCGAATTCGATTGACATCACCTGGAACTCGAACCAGCAGCAGTTGATGGCTGACATGCGCAAGCGTCAGCTGCTGCAGGACGAAGAGATCGCCCGCCTGAAGCAGGTCATCGATGCGGCCAACAAGTCGGGCGTGGCTTACAGCAACGCGGCAAAGGCGGCTCAGAAATCGTTGGCCGAGCAGAAAGCGGCTGCCCTGTCTCTGGACCTTCAGAAACGGACGGCGCTGGCTGAGAACGCGAAGAAGGAACGGGAGGAAGCCGTCAAGTCATTGGCAGCCCAGAAGGCGGCTGCCCTGTCTCTGGACCTTCAGAAACGGACGGCGCTGGCTGAGAACTCCCGACTGGAACGGGAGGCCGCGGCCAAGCTGATGGCCGAGCAGAAGGCGGCGGCGCTGTCGCTGGGTCTGCAGAAGCGGAATGCCATCGAGGAGAACATCCGCAAGGAACGGGAGGAAGCCGTCAAGTCATTGGCAGCCCAGAAGGCGGCTGCCCTGTCTCTGGACCTTCAGAAACGGACGGCGCTCGCCGAGAACGCCCGACTGGAGCGGGAGGCTGCGGCCAAGTCACTGGCAGACCAGAAGGCTACTGCGTTGGCCCTGGAGCAACAACAGCAGTCGGAGCGTCAGAAGCAGTCCCAGTTCTATCTGGAACGCCGTCGCTTCTGGGAACAGCAGTCCGCCGCGGAGGAAGAAGCCGCGGCCAAGTCGAAGGCACGCAAGGACAAAGAGGCCGCTGACGAGCGATCACGACAGTCTGCATTCTACCAGAACAGGATGCGGCAACGCGAAGAAGAGGCTGCAGCGGACCGGGCAGCTCAGCGGGCCGCGGCGGACCAGGTGCGTCGCAGTCTGATGACCGAGCGCGAGTTGGCTCGAACGAACTTCCGGGAGCGGATGCGGCAGTTGTGGGATCTGCGTCGGCAGGGCGGGATCAACGACAAGGAGTACGACGCGGCTGCAAAGAAGGCCCTGGAGACGTGGCGGCAGGCGTCCAGCGTCGACATGTCAAAGGTCTGGTCGATGGTGCCTGGGCAGCTGGCCAGCGTCTTGACGCTGACGGGGGCGGTCGCCGGTGGGATCCGGCTGGTGACTGCCGAGATGGAAAACCTGAAGAAGGTGCAGGAAGACGCGAAGAACGCGCACATGACGTTTGCGGAGGCTCAATCGGAAGCCGTTCAGAACCTGGACGCGACGATGACGGGCCAGCAGTTGACCGATGAAGTCATGAAGATTGCCCGAGAGACGGGGGTGTCCCCTACGGTTGTCATGCGGGCGGCCAGTGGCGCCTTGGGGGCTCGCGGCGACGCCACGGCCAAGGAAGCGATGGGGGCAATCCGGGAGTCGATCGACTTCAATCCATTCCCCGGGCAGCAACAGGCATCGACGAACACGGCCACGGCAATCCTGGCCCAGAAAGTCGTCGACAGCGGCGCCACGTTCAAGCAGATCCTCGGCCAGCAGAAGTCGGCGAAGATCGCGTCCCCCGTTACAAAGGACGATGACTTCGCTCACTATGTCGTGCCCATGGCCACTTCGGCCGGATCGTTTCACGATACGACGCAGCGCGCCTACGGGCTGGGGGCCTACCTGGGCACTCGCATGAGTGACACGGCCGGCCGCGTCAGTTCGACCGCTGCGACTGACTTGATGCGAGACCTGGAAACGCACTCCGGTCTGCAGAACGTGAAGGTGGAGGATGGCGATGCGACCTATTCTCGGCTGCGGGCGATCGCGTTCGATCCAGCGTATCGAAATGTGCAGGCCACGCTTCTCGGAAAACTCCATGCTCAGAGCCAGGACGAACTGGTCAAGAGCGGCGGCAAGCTGACGACGGAAGCCCGGGCCTATGGTGCCATCGCGGACCTGATTTCGGGCAACAAGGAACAGTGGAACCTGTTTGAAGAAAAGCGGAAGGAGATCCTGCCGCTGGACAAGTCGGCCGAAGATCTGGTCGACACTCAGCGGAAAGAACTCGCCGGTCTGTCAGCCCAGAAGGTGGCTCGAGCCGAGCTGCGGGCCGAAGCCGGCACTGAAAATCAGAAGCTGAAGAACACCCCTGGCGCCAGAACCGCGGCGGCTCGCAAGGCGTTGAAAGACAAATTGGAGGCGGCGGGCGTTCCTGCGATGAATCAATGGGTCGCCGGGCAGGATTTCGATTGGGGGACATGGTGGAGCCCTGACAACCCGGAATTGCGGGCTGCTCAAACGATGGAGTCGAGTGCGTCGGCGTTGAATGCACGGGCCGCTGAGACATTCAACGCGACGTCTGCCGCCATGTTGCGCGAGGCTGCGAACGATCTGCGGGCCGCGGCGGCGGAACAGCGAGCCAACGCCGCACAATACAACCAGCCCGTCGTGAATGTGCAGGTTCAGATGCCGGGCGGGGATGAACGGCCTGCGCCGTTGCCGCAGCAAGCTCTTGGCGCGGGGGGCCGCTGACTATGGCGGGACTGGTGTTTGACGGCGTGACGCTGAATGGCCTGGTCGAAGAGATCGCCTGGGGCGAGTGGGCCGCGGACGAACAGGAAGCTCACTGTTTCGGCGTGATCGGTTCGTCGTCGATCGAAGGGGCGATTCGCAGCCGCGAGTTCAGCGTGCCGATCAAGATCAGCGGCTATGGCACGCAGTTGTTGCGCGACGCGGCCGTGGCGACGTGGGAACAGATGGCCACGCGAATGGGAGCCCTGACGATCACAACCGGCGCGGGCACGATTTTCACTCAGAACGCCAACATCAAACTGCTGGGCGTGCTGCGGGAGCGATCGGGATACGACGGGATGCACCAGCACTGGCGGCAGTTGCGGATTCGGTTTCGGCAGTTGGGCCTGAACAAGAACACCTGACCAAGAACATCTGAACAGGAACAGATAGCAGCATGTATTACCTGGGTGGCATGACGATCACGGATTGCGGCTGGGTGAATCCCCAGACCGTGTTCGTGGAGTTTGTGTCGCAGTACACGTCGGGCTGGCTGTGGCAGTTGTACTGGAACCGAACTTTGGTGGGGTGTACTTCGGTCCCTGGGGAGCGGCGCGTGGTGGGTCAGATTGTCGCGTCTGACCTGCCTGCGCCGCTCACTCTGGTCCGCGTCGACGTGGCCAGCAGTCGGATCGATTACGGCGACCGGCTGCCGGCGTCCCCCTGGAACAGATACCGGCTCGACTGGACAGCCGCGGACATGCCGGCGGACACCGATCACTTTGACGTCGTGCGGGGATCGGCGGTGGGCGAACCGGTGGACCTGGCCAACGTGGTGGCTCAGGAGTTGTTCGTGGGCGACGGCGAGTACTCGTTCGAACTGCCGCCGTTCTCGGAATCGGGGGCGTGGGACGTGGGGATCGTGCCGCGCGACAACGCATTGCCGCTGGGGAACGCCGGGGCGACCGTGTCCGGAACAGTGACGATTCAAACGCCGCCGCCGGACGTGATCTTCGACGCGAACGGCAAGCGGTTCGACGTGTCGATCGAGGCAGGCGTATTGACGGCGAGTTTCCTTTGGGAGTCTGAGTAATGCGACGCTTGATCAACCTGCCGCGGCGCAGTCAGCCAGCCGATGCGACCCTGGATTCCCTGGCGGGCATGGACGGGACGGCAGGGCTGGTCGTGCAGACCGGGGCCGATGCCTTCGTGAAGCGAAATGTCGCTGTGTCGGGGGCTGGGTTGGCTGTGACGAATCCGGCTGGCACGGCGGGGAATCCGACGCTGGCGCTGGCTGACGACGCCGCGGCGCTGGAGGCATTGTCGTCGACCGGGATTCCGGCCAGGACGGCTTCGAACACCTGGGCACAGCGATCGCTGCAGGCCCCGGCCGCAGGTCTGACGATCACGAACCCCGGCGGCGTGGCAGGCGATCCAGCATTTGCGTTCGCGAACGATCTGGCGGCATTGGAAGCTCTGTCGGTCAGTGGCTTCGCCGCACGCACGGGAACCGATGCGTGGGCTTCGCGGACACTGCAGGCCCCGGCCGCGGGATTGACGATCACGAACCCTGCTGGCGTGGCGGGCGATCCGACGTTTGCGTTGGCGAATGATCTGGCGGCGCTCGAGGCGTTGTCGTCGACCGGGATTGCCGTACGGACAGCATCGGATACGTGGGCTCAGCGATCGATTGCGACGGCTGATTCGGGTCGTATCACGGTGACGAATGGCAGCGGCGTGTCAGGCAACCCGACGCTGGATCTGGCGACGGTGATCTCGGCCACCGGTCCGATCGGGGCGGCGGGGACGGTGCCGATCGTCACGGTCGACGCGTACGGTCGAGTGACGGCCCTGACGTCGACGGCAATCACGGGCGAGGCCCTGACGCTTAGCGACGTCACGACGAACAACGTCAGCACGTCGAAGCATGGGTTCCATCCGAAGCTGGACAACACCGCGACGCACTTTATGGACATGACCGGTTCTCAGCGGGCGCTGGCCGAAGCGGACCTAGGAACGACCCTTCATCCCCAGTTTGCGTATATCGGCGTGAACGACACTCCCAATTCGCAGTACAAGATTCTGGCGACCGATGCGACGCTGGCGGCACGGGGGCGCTTTCTGACGGGTTCGGCCACAGGAACGGCCGCGATTCAGTTGGGCTATGGATCGATCAGCAGTCCGACGCAGGAGTATCAGATCAGCGCCCGCGGTGACTTTGGCGGGTTCCTGTTTACGGACATGACCGCCAGCGCGTCGCGGATGTTCATTGCCGCGTCCTCCGGGCTGGTCGGGTTCGGCAACGTGTCGACGATCCTGGGGAAGGTGGAATCGCGGTACGTGTCGGGGGCGCAGTTTGCCGCGAGTTACGACGGCAGCAACTATGCGACGCTGACGGTCGACAGCACGGGCGTGCTGACGGTGGGAACGACCGGTTCGGCGGCGGGCTTCACGTTTTCGAGCAATGGCCTGGTCCTGGGATCAGGGGCAGGCCGCGGCAAAGTGCAGTCGACGCTGAAGACGGTATCGTCGACATCCGCCAACAGCGGATCGGGGGAGACCGACCTGCATTCGGCCACGATTCTGGCCAATACGCTGGCCACGAACGGTGACGCGCTCGAAGTCATCATGTGTTTCGGCACGGCGTCGAACGCGAACAACAAGACGATCAAGGTCAAGTTCGGTTCGACGACGATCTACGACACGACGGCTCTGGCCGCGAACAACAGCGACGTGATTATCTGGGCTCAGATCATGCGGACCGGCGCCACGACGCAGGTGTCGTTCGCCACATTGAGCGCGAAGAACGGATCGGCGTTCACTCAGCCGAACGTGACGCGGGGAGCCCCCGGCGAAACACTGTCGGGCAGCGTCACGTTGAAGGCCACCGGGCAGGGAACGTCGACGAACGACGTCACTCAGTACATGACGATCGTGAATTACATCCCGGCGAATGCGTGACCCTGCGGGTCGGGCGATGCCGCTGGGCAATACTTAAGGTGGCGGGCGGGTTGCGGGTGATGAAGAACAAAGAACAGGGTGCGTGGCACGCACCGACAAGGAATGGAGATTCAAATGGCTGAGATCGTGATTCAGAGTCTGCTGGACGTGGTGATCGACGGACAGTCGGTCGGGTGTGTGGCGGATGCATTCGCCAATTACCGGGATCAGTCGGCAGAGATCTTCGATGCCCTGATGAAGTGGGACGGGGCGTATGACGACGTGTCCCGGTCCGCCATGACCGAAGCGGTCGCGGCGAAGGAATCCGAGCTGCAGAAGGTGATCGACGAACTGAAGTCGAACCACAAGGGGGCGGAAGAGGCCTTCCAGCGAGATCTTGGGATCGTGACGCAGGTCAAAGACGGCTTCCGGTCTCAGGCCGAAGCTTGGAAGAGTCAGTGCGAGCAGGTCGTGGAGGCGAACGGCAAGCTGCAGGCCCGGCTGAAGGAGGTCGAGGCGTCTCGGCAGGCGATGCTGAACCTGGTGAACGCGGTGCTGCTGGAATCGACGGACCAGGCGATCGTGGCGGCAAGGGAACTGGACCGGCTGGACGCGTTGCAGGCCGAGGCCGCGGCAAAGGCCCGCGTGGCGGCCCACCATGAACTAAAGACACCCGAGGGCTCGCGCCCTTCGGCGACGAATTGACGGCTATTCACGCATCACGCGGACACAGCTTCCCCACGCGAAGCATAGTCCCCACCGCAACAAGGGGCGCAGCCCATGGCCAGTTATACGCTTTCGTGTCGGTACAATTCGGGGAGCAACCTGTACGCGGTTGTGTTTCGTGCGGACGGCCAGGTGTTTGACTGGGACGACGACACCTGGCAGCTGATTGGATCGGCAGTGACACCGGGGATCGCGTTGACGTCGGTCGTCGCGTATGGGGGCGGTCAGGCTCAGTACACCGCATCGGTCGATCTGGAGACGGTCGCGCCGGACATGACGCCGGTCGACTGCGATATTCGGTTCTTTCTGCGGGCGGGCGGGTCCCCGGCGCCGGTGACCGATTACGACCTGGGCGAACCCGTGCCGCTGCGGCTGATCTATGGCGAGATCACTCCGGAGACCGGGCAGGATCTCGAAGTCGACGTGACGGTGAATCTGACCACGACGACGGGCGTGAGTGCTCATCTGACGGTGGAACTGCGTCGACCGGACGGCCGCACGTTGCCACTGGCTGACATCGATCCGACGGCGACCTGTGCGATCGAGGTCACTCAGGACGCCACGGCCACAGAAGGCGAGCGGGTGGCCCAGTTCGATCTCGACACGACCGAATGCGGGTCGGTCAATTCCGAGCATCAGTGGGAAATCGAATACGCCAACCCGAACTTCACGGCGAACCGCGGGTTCAAGGCCGTAGCGACGGTCGTCAGTGGCGGTGTCACCTATCAGGGTTCCTGCAAGTTCGCGAGTTGATCCATGCGAGTCTTTCAACGTGGCATCGGGCACATCATCACGGAGCGGCCGTTTCAAGGGGGGCCGGGGGCGCGGCTGTACGTTGCTGCCGGCGATGCCTCGGACATCCTGTACCGACCGCCTCGGGCGTTCGATTCGCGGCATTTGCCGCTGTCTCCGATCCTGACGCGAGATCTGGCCGTCGCAACGTGTGAATCGCCCGATGCGGAACTGGTGTACGAGCTGCCGGCCGAGCTGCTGGACACTCAGATTGCCTGCCAGGTCCGCACGTATGCCGACGACTATGAGAACGAGACGATCTATCGGCCCTGGCAAACCGAGACTGACGGGGATGGGAACGAGACCGGGACGATCGACGGAACGGTGGTGATTCAGTCGATTCAGAAGCGGGATGATGGCGGGTTGCTGGTTGAGTTCATTTACACGGCCAGTCGGTACGGGCTGCAACCCGATCAGTTTGCCCTGGTGCAGACGTCCGGACCCGGCTCGCTGGCGGATGCCGTCGTGTCGGCGTCGGTCGAACAGGTGCAGTCGATCGAGATTTCCGGCTTGACCGACGGCGAAGACTACGGCTGGCGCCTGGAAGCTCGAAACGGAGCGGTCACCGCCAACCTGGGAACCGTGGAATTCACCGCCGACGCCGAAGGCCCGGACGGCTCCGTCAACCTCACCATCACCGCCCACTAAGCCCCTGCGGGGCGGGCGATGCCGCTGGAAAGAATACTTGGGGTGGCGGGCGGGTTGCGGGGTGAGGGTGAACTAAGAACCAGGAACGTAGAACCACGAACCCCCCTCTTCACCAGGAACCAAGAACGAAGAACCAAGAACTCTTCTGCCCGTTTCTTACGAATGGATTCATGATGGCGATCAGCAGTCCGGCATCCCCTTACCAGCAGTTGAGTCAACCAGCAGTCACGTTTGAAGTATGGCTGGGTGATGGTCCGGAAAGCGAAGACTGGGACCTGACCGAATCACTCGAGGAAGACCAGCTCAACACGAATCTCTATCCGATCAGCTTCAGCCGATCGGCGAACGGTCATCGCGACGACGTGATCGTGCTGAGCGTGCATCATGGGCGGTCGGGAATCCCGGAACTGACCGGCCGCAGTGCGTTGACGTCGCTGATGAACAGGATGGTGGAGATTCGTCGGCGCACGGAATCGCCGCTAGCGGGAGTGACGACGGAGCTGGTGACGTGGGGCGTGATCTGCCGGAAGCCGGTGCTGATCGATGCGGACAACCAGACGTATTCCCTGGAGGCGCGGATCGGCGACGAACACTTCGGCGAGCGATTCGAACTCT